GTAGTGTGCTAGATGATTATGTCCGCCATTCTTTTCGTGGGTGAGTATTTCAGTAGTATATTGTTTTTCACCAACACCAACTGGGTATAAAGTGACATTGGCTACTTGATTATCGCGAACGGTGTTAGTCCATAATTGTTGTGCCAGTGGTGTAGGTTCGAAACATTCAACTGAACCAAATCGTTTAGCATAATGAATAGCATTACAGGCATTGTTAGTGCCCACATCAATGGCACGGGTCCAATTGTCAACTAAAGTTTGTGCAAATAGCCAGTTGGTTCTTTGATATTGGCCTGATTTGAGTCGTTCAATGTAAAGTGTGTCGCCTTCCTCAACCCAATAGGTATGTCCGTCTTTGCTGTGTATAGGTAGTATGTTTGTCATACTATTATTTAAGGTCTATAGAATATCTAGGTGATGAAACAGGCTATTTGCCTAGAATATGATTCTTATGCACTCGGATTGATATTTGCCCATTATACCAATCATCAGACTCTAGTACGCCGTTGTAAAACTGCTCTTTGGCTTCGTAGTATGAGCATTCCGCCTTGGAGAAGCACATCCTCAGTATCTCACGACGAAATGCGTGAACACCAAGCATCTCAATGTCCTTGGTAAGGGCATCACTAGATCCATAATAAGTCAGCCAATCACTATCCACTTTGCTCTTGATTTTCTTACGCACCTGCTTGCCATTTTTCTGTGTATGCATCTTATATCGTGTTTTCGAGAACTTGGCTAACTTCTTGCCAATGTACTTTCTTCCAGTCGTGAGGTTAGTAATAAGATAGACAAAACCCACTACATTATCGGGTAATTCATTTACTTCTTTGTTGTTATAAATCCAAGTCATATATTAGTGATGTCTTACAGACATCAGTTCTTCGTTAAGTATTTCATTTCGCATTCGCTCACTCATACTTAACTTGAACTTTTATTTCTTAAGAGATATGTGATGTTTTTTACTCCTTGAGTTTGAAGTCAAGCGACGGCTAATGTAGTTGGACCTTAAAAAAAATCACAATCTACATTAGCCACCGCTCGTTCAAACTCAAGTATCTTGAGTCGTCCAGTAATCTGGCGGGCTTATCCAGCCTAACGATTCCTTGCCCATTTACCAGAAGTTTGTCTATGTATAACTGGGACCCATACTAATATGGGCTGGGTCGGCACGCTTATTATCTCATTCCCAAGGAACGGAATGAGTAAGCCCAGTGTCTTTAGCCGCGATATCTTCCACTGGTTTTGAATAAGGGTTCTGTTTTAATTGCCTAATACGCTGTCTTGCTGATGCCTGTTTAACTAATTCTTTTAAATGCCTGTCACTTGCTGTAATAGTTATCTGTTCTAGTTTCTTCAGTGCTTTATTCTTGAGTTTATTTTTCTTAACATAAACGCTACTCCAATAGCCTGCCCAACATCCTTGTTCAGACTTATTGAGTTTAGTCCACATAGCATCACGAAGGGCTAATAACAATACTATATCATCTGCACAAGGATGCTTGTCCAAGTCTTTAGAATGGATACCACGCTCACGACACCAGAGATTGGTATAGTGGGTAAGTTCAGATTGAGTTAGTGGAAGTGTATTTGCCATATCATTTGCTGTCATATGTATTTAGTATAACACCTAAAAAACCAGTTTAAAAGAGGCAATTTCCCCAATGCACAAAAGACGAAACGCCCAATGGCTGGGCGTTTCTAACAGGGCGGTTTACTAATGGCAATAAGCAAACTCTTTAGTGTGACAGCACTTAACCAATTCCAGGTAGAATTAACGGATCTTGTCCCTGCTAATATTATTTATTCCGATGGCTTATTTTCAGGGTGAAAAGTGATAATTTCATCTTCGTTCTCAAATTTCACATTATCGCTTTTTACCAAACCCTTGGCAATGTTTCCTTTGCTTTGGTTTGTACCTTTTGACTCACGCATAAAACTATGCCATACTATACTGGCTTTCTGCGAATTTAATATCCATTCGCCTGTGTAAGGATCTTTGTGCTTCTTACAGGTTATGCACTTTTCTCGCCAGTAGCCTTTGCCGTTCTTTTGGTATAGTTTCGCTTCTTTTTGACAGCCTTCGGTGCAGACTCTTCCACACTCGCAGGTTGTGGGGGTGTGCTTGATTCTGGTGAGCATTGGGGGGTAGGTTGGATTAGTCCCTTCAAATAACTCCATAAAG